AGCAGGTGGTGCTGTTCAGCCTGGGCGGCAATCTGGAGACAGCCTTTGCGCTTCCGGCCATCTACTCCAACGCCTGCCCGCCGCCGTCAGACTCTGAAAGTGCGGACGTGACCGCATACGAGGATGGCGGCTGGTTCGAATACGACCCCGCCACCGGGCGCTGGATTATTCGCGGCGTGAAAAGCGTGCTGATTGAGTCTTCGCAGGTTGTCTCCTGCAAAACCGGTGAGTTTGTGATCGAGGCTGACACCACCCGTATTAACAGCAATGTGATCCTGAATGGCGATGTGACCCACGGCGGCGGCGCGATGACGTCAAACGGCGTCGTTGCTGATAAGCATAAACACCCTGGCGACAGTGGCGGAACGACAGGAGACCCATTTTGACGCTCTATATCGGGATGAGCCGCGATACCGGCAGAGCTATTACGGAATCTGACCACCTGCGTCAGTCGGTGCGTGACATTTTGCTGACCCCGCAAGGGAGCCGGCTTGCGCGCCGGGAGTATGGTTCCCTGCTTTCAGCGCTCATTGACCAGCCGCAAAACCCGGCGCTGCGCCTGCAAATCATGGCTGCGGTGTATGTGGCGCTGCGGCGCTGGGAGCCGCGGCTGCAACTGGACACCATCACGGTTAACAGCAGCAACATGGATGGCGCAATGGTTATTGAGCTGGCAGGCCAGCGTAATGACGGCGTGCCCGTGTCCCTTTCCGTATCGACAGGAGCAGACAATGGCCGTTATTGACCTTTCCCAGCTGCCGCCGCCGCAAATTGTGGATGTGCCGGATTTTGAAACCCTGCTGACTGAGCGCAAGGCTGAATTTGTCGCGTTATTTCCGGCAGAAGAACAGGAGGCCGTGGCCCGCACCTTAACGCTTGAGTCTGAGCCGGTGGTGAAAATGCTGCAGGAAAATGTGTACCGGGAGTTGCTGCTGCGCCAGAGGATTAACGAGGCAGCGAGAGCCGTGATGGTGGCCTATTCCGGCGGGGATGACCTGGACAATTTAGGCGCAAATAACAACGTACAGCGCCGGGTGATTACAGCTGCAGATGACACCACAACACCACCCACGGAGGCGGTAATGGAATCTGACGCGGATTATCGCCAGCGCATTCCTGCTGCATTTGAGGGGATGAGCGTTGCCGGACCAGTCGGAGCCTATGAATATCACGCGCTTAGCTCGGATGGTCGGGTGGCGGATGCGTCAGCGTTCAGCCCGTCACCGGCAGAAGTCGTGGTGACTATTCTGGCCCGCGACGGCGATGGTACTGCGCCTGAAGACTTACTGCAGGTCGTCGGTGAGGCCCTGAATGATGAGGCTGTGCGGCCAGTGGCGGATCGGGTGAGCGTCCGATCTGCTGAGATTGTCCCCTATGAAATTGATGCGGTTCTTTATGTCTACCCCGGCCCGGCTAAGGAACCCATCCTGGCGGCAGCGAAAGCGCAGGGCACGGCATACATCAACGAGCAGCGTCGCCTGGGGCGTGATGTGCGGTTGTCCGCGATCTATGCCGCGCTGCATGTTCAGGGTGTCCAGCGCGTCGAACTGATAAAGCCACTGACGGACATGGTGCTAGATAAAACGCAGGCGTCATATTGCACCGATTTTAAAGCAGAAATTGGTGGCTCTGATGACTAGCAGCCTGTTGCCGCCGGGGTCGTCTGCGCTGGAGCGCAGGCTGGCGCAAGCCTGTTCAGGTATCAGTGATTTAAACGTGCCGCTGCGTGACCTGTGGAACCCGTGGAAATGCCCGGCAAAGTTTCTGCCGTACCTGGCCTGGGCTTTCTCCGTTGATCGATGGGAGGAAACCTGGACAGAAACCGCTAAGCGGCAGGCAGTAAGTGATGCGTTCTGGATCCATCAGCGAAAAGGAACGGTGGCGGCAGTTAAGCGGGTGATCGAGGGGCTGGGGTATTCGATGACCATTGAGGAATGGTGGGAGGTGGCCGACCCCGCCGGGACGTTTCGGCTTGAGATCGATCTGAATGAAATCGGCATCACTGAGCCGATGATTTATGAGCTTGAGAGGATTATAGGTGATGCCAAACCGGCGAGCAGACACATCTCTCAGATGACATTGTCTACTACCTCTCGCGGTATTGCGCATCTTGGTGCTGCCGCAATTATTGGCGACGAAGTAAGTGTTTATCCGCAGCAATATAAGCCGGGCAACGATATTTTTTACGATGGCCTGATTTTCCATGACGGCAATTATCAGTATGAGGAATGATATGGCGAGCATAAAAGAATTGCCGCGCTGGGAAGATGAGGTCTATCAGATCGCGCGTGGTGATAAAGTAGAAGGTGGTGTCGGTGGTATAGCGAATATGCAGGCGAAGACGCTGGCAGAACGTACCCGGTATCTAAAAAACGTTGTTGAATCTATTCCGGATTACCGCGAATTCACATTTTATAAAACTGAAAATGATCCGGAAGGAAAGTTAGCTGGAATCGCTGAAACCCATGACGGCCAGCTATTTCGTGTTGCTCAGGGGATCGATAGCGAAAACTCTTTTATCTATTATCGGAATGATGATGGTGATGCTGTTCCGGTTGCATGGCAGCCTGGCACAGAGTTAGTCAAAATATTGAGCAACCTGATTAGTGATCAGGGAGATAACCCATTTTCTGTCGTTTTCGATAATGGGCTTTCTCCGTTGGGCTATAAAAATGGACGCTTATACGCTGATGAATTTGAAAAGCTATACTCCTCAGATTCCGGGTTAGAGTTTGGTGGCAGCATAATTGATAATAATCCTCCAGAAGGTTGGAGATTTGTTATTTACTACCGCAACGGGTTAGTGATGTGTGGTCAAAAAGATGACGGCACAATGATCGGTTTTGGTGAGGGGGGGAGCGGTGGCGGTTCTATTGAACCAGGTGATACAGCTCCTGACTATGATTCAATTCGAATGTATTCAGGTACAGCGACAGTGCGTGACGTAGTTGGGAAACGCGCTGGCGGTCGTTTTGTTGTTAATCCGGATGACACCACATCGGAGGAGATCCCCGGAGGGATACTGGTCGATGTGCTGGGGCGTCGATGGTATCGACAGGCTGATTTTGTTTCCTATGATATGTTTCTTGCGCCGCGAATACCCGCAGCGACTCTGTTGTCCGTACAGGTTGCACTGGCAATGGGGAACAGGTCATCAGCAATAGCATACCTCGCAGGAGTGGAGGCAGCAGATAAAGCTATCCAGGCGGCTCACCGCTTTGCGAACATCATGAAAATCCCCGTACGTCAGAATGACGGTGCATTCCTGATGTTGGTTGATCATGAAGCAGAAGTACGAACAAATACCGACCTGTCAGGGGCGATAATTCTTACCTCTGCAAATTCCGGTGTGAACGAGATACGCTGGGGACCTTTACGACTGCTTGACCCTTCAGCACCTGAACCGATGCGCATGTTCAACATAAAAGGTAAACCGCGTATTGAACTGACAGCTGAAGAGTTAGCGACATTTAACGCAACGTATTCAAAGTATCTGAAAAAAGGCTCTCAGTACCTGCCTTATCCGAAACTGTACGCGTATTACGGTGGGATGTTCTATGCGCTGTCGCATGAAGTGGAAATTTACCGCAATGGAGAAAGGAATAAGCCGCGTGACCGCGTGTTATACCGAGAGTTTTCACGTATTGGAAAAAATGGCGCATTGACCGAGAGGATTGTGAAAGACATTCCAGACGGGACGATTGGATATGCCGCCATTATACAGAAAGAAGATGATTTTCTGGAATTTAAATGCCCGCATTTTATTGAACTGGGCGACAGTCGTCGATTCCTGAATATCGAAGTCTCCAGGCCGATGGTGCGCATTAAAAATCTGGTGCATACGTCATGGCAGACTAACGCAACAAGCCTCGAAAGCCGCGTGGTTATTTCTGCGCGAGAGGTTTTTGACGTATTTTGCGAATACGGAGAAACCACTTGTCACCCGGCCGAGAACGGTTCATATGTCATTTGCATTCGTGATACCTGTAACGTGCATATCGATAACTATTACGGACTGCATGGCTGGGGGTTA